GATTTATCTATGACAATATCGGACCGGAGATTTCCTATGACATGCCCATGAAATAGGATAGGTATGACACGCTCAGATTCATATGGTATATTTCGTTCTCGTAATACGATTTCCATGGCGTTATGATACACGCGTTCACTATATCCCGGACCGAGTGTATCATAAATACATGTAGCGAGTTCTTCTACATCCATGACTTGGTAAAGTATCATTCTTAATCTTTAAGGTCTTGGCGCATCATAGAGTCTTCAAGTTCGTCAACTTCGTACCATGCGAGATGACACTCATACGAATTTTTAGTCGCTGCACATATTTCGTGTGCCTCTTTGATAGCTTCCTTAAATCTCAGGCGAAGTCGGGGGTTATCACGAATCTCCTTTTCGGGTTGAATGAATGGTTTATTGTATAGAGTATCTAGAACATTTACCCGAATTTTATTCAGTTTGTGGTTGTGCAGCACCCCTCCAATATGTGAGCATGTAATCGTCATGTGTAGTATATACGTTTTTATATTTTAATATCATTCAGGAAATGCGGCATGAGTACGATGAAAAAAACTAGTATCATTATATAATGTCGGATATACCAACTATGAATTTGTCGGAGAATGCATCTGGAATGGTTCCAATCAACCATTCTACATCGTTTATGCCTGAAAATTTCCAAGAAAAAAATGTGGGTGAAAAGAAAGATACTATGGACTCCACGCCAATCTCCGATATTATGGGTCAACCCCAACCGCAACAGCAACAATTTAACGAACCCCCCGCTATGGCTATGGATCCTCGTATGCTCGACGCCCAACCCCGTGTCGAACTCCCCCGTCAGGTCACCTCTACCGGACCACAAAAGTCGGAGACTACTAAACAGTCTAAAAAAAACCCTTTTAACCTTACCGACGATCAGTTTCACGCACTTTTGGTAGTCGCGTGTACCGGTGTCGCTGTTAGCAAGCCCATACAAGAAAAGCTTGCGAACACGGTTCCTAAGTTCCTGAACGCACAGGGTGGACGCAGTCTGGTCGGTATCGCATCAACTGGTGCCGTGGCTGGTATCATATTCTTCGTGATGCGTCGTTATACCTGAATAATAGCTTTACCTTGGGTATAGTAAGTAATAAGTAAACCAATCATGAAAGACATCATCACTACAGCCGTGGTGAGTGCCGTTTGTTTAGGGTCTTTCCCATACTCTTTGAAATTTTTCTTCAACTGTGGCCATATTCCACCTTCAGTTAAAGCAATTAATAATAGAGTTGACACTGCTATGGTAATTCCCAAACTCCCCTTCGACATACTCAATAGTAAGTTGTTATCACTCAAGTATCGCAACATTATGGGGTACACGGCGGATAGTAGAGTCATATTTACCCAATACTTTGTCTCTGCGCGAATAACGCTCGAGCCAAACATCAACCCAAACCACGGAATGGCAGCCTTTACAATATCAGCAACCGATGGACTGATGAACACAGAAGTCATTTATAATACACCTATATTATTTATCACGTATCTTCTGACCACAGAACGGGGTTGTCTTACGTATTGATTCATACACACCTATAGCTACAGCCTCATTCTTCAACTTTTCGTACCGCGCCCAGAAATCGTCACTATGAGAATACTCCCTCACCATAGAATGTGCGAGCTCATGTAATAAGACGTGAAATATTTCATTTGGTGTACCGTCTATGCATATCCCAATCTCCGCACCTTTGTTTGTGTTATAGCCTACGGCCGATGGTTTACCGGTGTGTGCAACGATCGGTATTTCGCGATGTAACATATCATAATGTGGGTCATTTGTCTGTTTGAGATGTTCCCTGAGTATCCTATATTTCTCTTTCACGTCTACAATGCGCTGATCGTTTTTCATGTGTGTGAATATTAAAAAATTAAGTATAACTAACACGATTCGTAGTATCATTTTTATATACGAAGATAAATTTACTGTATAATTCAGAAATTGGATTCCCTTTTAATCCTTCCCATGACATCAGTGAAAATCCCATAGTCTCCAAGTGTGTTATCAATAAGTCTTTATGTGCGATAGGCTCAGATTTTGGACCTTCGGCGTAATATGGTGTGTCGATTAAATGTACAAATAATTTTTCACCGAAATTACCACTACTTGTTTCTTTCATTTTAAAAAAATTTCCACTTTCGTCGAGGTATGGTGTTTTAAAAATAATTTTTTCGGAATCTGGGAGAATCCCCATGAATATACCACCAATTTTCATACGTTTTTTTATTTCGTGAAGTGTACTCGTAAATAATTCACGAGACTGAAATATGTAATGAAGTGCGAAATTATAACACACAATGTCGTATTTTCTATTTGGACACACGTGTATATCACCGTGATAAAAGTTGACACGCATTTTCATATTCTTTGCGCGTAGTTTGGCTTCCTCGAGAGCTTCATTCGATGGTTCGCACATGTTTATATTGACACCGACACCCCGCCATTTTTGAAGATCTCCACCGAACCCACAACCCACATCGAGAATGCTGTCACCTTTTCTCGCACATTTCTCGATGAGTGTACGCTTCTCATCATTATGAAGTTTACGAAGTTCTTCCATGATAGTATTTTAATCGAAAACTTTAAACCACTTAGGCCAACTAAATGTATTTAAAGTTTCTGGTGCATGTAAATATATAATGTCTCTCGAACAAGACTATACCACCGTACCTGGGCAAGTGTTTGCGTGCATCTCATTCGTTGGTCCCGAATGTCCGCAAAAGAACGACAAGTTTGGTGTTAAGATCCGGGGTGCGTTTGCTACGCGAGACGAGGCTGCCAATCACTGTAAGCGTCTTCAAAAGGAAGATTCGACCTTTGATATCTACGTCGTCGATATGTACAAGTGGTTACTTATCCCACCTGATCCGTCAACGATCGAAGACGCGCATTACACGAACGAAAAGCTCGAGTCGTTGATGTCCGGATACAGGGAGAATCAGGCTATGGCCGCGAAGATGTTCTCGGAGCGTAAACGAGACATGATCGGTACGACGCTCGGAGGTGAAACCTCATTCATTAAACCCGGTGATGAAAATTCCCAATTTTATTCCAAACCCGATGAGGCTCCCATTTCCCACCCGGCCGACATCATCGAACGCATGCAAAAGGAAAAGCCAGACGCTCCAATGGAAGAACTTGTAAAGGAGGCCGACGCGATGGTAGCCGCCGAGATCGAAGAAAGACGCAAGAAACGCGAGGCAGAGGATAAGGCTGCGACGACAATTGAAGAGGGAAATGAAGAAGAAACGAAGGAAGAGGCTTAGATATAGTAACAATTTTTAATACACACTTTTAATTTATAAATATATATACATCTTTATAAATTAAAAATACTTTACTTCTCTAAAGAAAATATACATATTTATTTATTTTTTAGGGATATACTTTGATCGAAAGAAAGTGTTTGATATTTTTAAAAGTTTTTAGATTGAAAAAAAATAACTATTTATAGTATGAATTATAAACTTATTGGATTTATATTCATTCTGCTCATCATTTTTTCAATAATAGTATTAGTAACGGTAGGTGACGAGGATAGTAAAACTTCCACTGTCACGGCCACAGATGTATTAAATGATAATTTAAAAGATCCTGTTATCGTGAGTAGAGCATATTTTACTAGTACATTAGATGGCCCTATCGGTACATTTACTGGGTACCCATCAAGCTGGGCGGAGGATAACCGGCTGCATAGTTTTTCCCATAAAAAATCCTAAAATGAAAGCTACGAATATCACGACGTATGCCGTTTTATCGAGATTCGAAAAAAAGTCGTTATTTTGTGGCGGTGGGTAGAATTGTGGTGGTGGTTGTGGGGGGTGTTGATAATAGTATGATGGGTCGAGCATCGACGCGTTTACTTCTTCATCGTCCTTTACATCATCATCGAGGTCTCTATCAGGGATAGCAGGTGTATATTCAATCGGATTACCTAATTCAGTTTCCATATCTATATTAAGTAACTCATTTTTTTAAGCATCATCTTCCTCGTCGCTCTCACTAGCATCATCGACGATAAAATCTTTAAGATTACCGTTTTGATCAGCTTCTTCGTCGTCATCGTCACTAAAATCCTCTTCGTCACTCTCACTCATGTCAGTGTCACTCGCAACGTAACTCCCGTCATGTTCCTCTTCCGCAAAGTCATCTTCTGGTATCTCGTTGGGTTCATATGAAACGGGCTTTTTAGAGACACGCCCCGATCGGGTTTTGATTGAAGTACTCATATATTATGTAAAGACTCTAATCTTTTAAATGTATTTAGGTTTAAAGTTTAAATCTCTATTAATAGCCTCGTTCATTAAAACACTTTCAAATTCATATCCAAGTCGTTGACTGATTTCGGCAATTTTATCCTGAACATCTGTATCTATGGGTGACATATACATGGGAATATCATTGAGTGTCTGTATAGCCTGATGTAACATCTGTTGTGATTCCTTTACGTGCTCGCGTTTCTTTTTCGCGAGTTGAATAGTCGCGAAAAACGAACTGTACATTTCTTCATTTATTCCCGAATAGATATGCGTTTCTTTTATGATATCGCTAACTTTATTCATGGACGTGTCCACGCTCGTGACTTGTGAGATGATAAACATGAAGATTACGATGAACAGAAGTGTGATCATCTATAATATCTTTGTGATTTTATCTGTAAGCATATGTTTGCGCCCTTTGCAACATGTTCGCTCAATTTCTTTTTTCGTAATTTTCATCTTAATATTCGGGGCACAGCAATCCACACATGAATAATCTGTGAACACTGTATACGTCTTACCCTTTTTAGTCATACTCAATACACGTGTTGTTTTATCCCCAATCATGTGACGATTTATAAATGATTGTACTAAATTTGTCAATTCCATGGGATCAACCTTCTTTTCTTCTGGACACGCGGAACATATCGTCTGTGACATCGAAAACATCGGTTGTTTGTAGCCACCCGTATACATTTTATTGTAAATCTTATCCGGTAAAAAATGCTTTCTTCCCACAAAGTCTTTACAGAATCCGGACTTTCGACCCCGGTTCGTTTCACATAAACAAAAGCATTTCTGCATGATCACATTTCCCTGGACCATAAACCATACATGATTCGATGCATGTGTACGCCCCAAATTTTCACAGTACTTGGAATTTGTAGAGATTAAATAAATATTTTCTTTTTTATATACCCTTGTCACTTCGGAATTTGATTGTCCATCTAAATATTTTTGAATAAAATCCTGAATAGAGCTGATAGTCTCTTCATCTGAAAATGCATCCTTCATATCTTTAGGGGTAAACGAACCCTCTTCGCGTTTAGAACCTTCGATGATAATAGGAACCATGTTTTGTGTCCGTGTAGTGGCCATGTGTAATATATCAACGCTGGGCTTTGCATCAAATATGGCGTCGAGTTTTGACGTGACTGAATTATACATAAGAACCGGCATGTAAATACCCTGCGTCACGCGCCCACTATTGTCACACGACGCACAACCACGACCATCGCACAGTTCGTGTTTCGCACGCTTATACGACCATGGCATTCGAAACCCACTTCCACGTACGTTACGTTTACCATTTCCATACACTGACGTGTCGACTATATCTTTCCACTTTTTTGTGGGAAACATGAGTGAGAGTGACGAAACGATATGTGAATGTAAAGCCATAGCGGATCCGTGATCGACGACAAAATTCTGCCAATTGACATGGATACCGTGTTTGATGAGACCACCGACAGATTTCGGTTCGGCGACCGACACGAGTGCGTTTTTACCACCCAGTAGTGCTACGCGGTCACACATGATTCGTACAATTTCCTTTAGACGGTCAAATGGTAATTCTTCTTCATCTTTATAGTCCATATCCACAAAAAAGTTATATGTGTCCGTCTTTTGTTCGACGACGAAAATTTTTTCACCGTCGTCTACGGCGCGTACGTACTCTTCATAAAAGTCATTCAATTTATCAAATGGGACAGATAGTTTACCGCCATCCATGAGCACATGTGATAAATTGGAGTTGTTGTAAAAACCTTGTCGGCGACACCACGACTTGAACATGTATACTTAATTTATATTGTTTTTTATTTTTTAATATTCTTCATGCCATATCGAGCGACGGCATGAGATGTCTAAATATTCTTCGTCTGATTCAGATAATTCTTTTTTAAGCACGAGAAGTTCGTACACAGTTTTTTCTTGTACACCTTCTACATACGTATCAGCCTCATCGTTCGTATAGGACTTTATAGTCATAAGAATATTCTTAATCTGCATTAAAATGTAACTCTTTGATTTCATTCTTTAATATAAAAGGATTTTCTATCCCGTGAGGACACGCAATTATAAAATTCATTATTCTGAATGACATTCTGTATTATTCTATCCCATCGATGTCTCGAATTAAATTCGGGAAGTGTATCGAAACTCATATAATCATTTTCATCGTATGCTCGCTTTACATGTATTTTCTTCGTATACATCTTATACTTCTCTTCATTAAAACGTCTAACTAGTTCATTCTGTTGCTGTCTTGTATAATCTACATACAGTATAAAGACTGTATACTCGAGTTCGACGTTTTCACTCTCCTGCACATTGAATGTAAAAGATGTATATTCTCCATTCTTGAGTGAAATGACACCCCTTGTCTCTTCTCGCAATTCGCGTAAAGCGCAACGGAGTGGGTAGAATATTTCTCTTCGTTTACATCCACCTGTGACAAATATCCACTCTTTAAATCTTTTATCTCTAACGGTTAAAAACCTGGGTATGTTTTCCGCGAAAGACACGGGTATAGCGATGGCCTTATATTTCTTCATGGCTCATTGCATTCTATAATTTACTGATACTATTATATGGGACTCACTGCGCGGTGTTTGCCACGGGTTGAATGGCGTTCATTTGTGACGAACGAGCGACTGATTCTTCCTGTACCTGGGGGGCGCTTTCCTCTTCTTCATCATCTTCGAACTCGTCGTCGTCTGCGGAATACATGTACGAATCGTGCTTGTCAACGAGATTCTTCATCTCGTAGAGATCATTCTTGGTTTTACCAAATTCCCTGTACATATACAGCGTCGCGACAATGCACACGACGACCGCCGCAATAACGGCTGTATCTCTATCGAAAGAAAACATCTTATATGATAGATACAACCCTTTTTTTTAAGTAGATATAACTGCACCTAAATAATTTGTTTTATTTTGGGGACAGTCGTACCCACTCTGTCCAAATTGGACTTCGTTATAATGTCCATCTTTACAAGGTGCTGGCCCCACAGGAATGTACTTCTCGAGTGTTCTCGATTTAGGGTCATATGTAATTATAAAGATGAACGCTACTGCGAATAGCAAAAACCACATGGTATTATAAGCGGGTATTTAATTGGAGTACATGAGACCAGCCATACCATTTTCGATGCGAAGAATGTTATAGTTCACCGCGTACATGTCAGTGTCAAAGGTGCCGATATCGGTCACGAGACGAGCCGAATCGATACGACTGAAGTTGAGCGTACCGGTGGGCTGAAGCTTAGACGTGTCAAGGCAGAAAGGGTAGAGGAAGTGCTCAGAGTTGCTCGCCTTGAGGCTCGAGAAAGGCGTAGTGTAGTAAAGCGACGCGGCCGTGTAATGGGGCTTCGCGAGCTTCGCGTCACCGACATCGGTACCGTTAATTTGAAGCTTGACCTTACCATCGGCGAATCCGATCGTCGTATCTTTGCGAGTCGCGATGAACTTGATGGGGTGGTTGTAGTTGAGCTCCTGAATAGTCGACTGCGAGGCGATCGACATTTGGGTCTGCGTGATGAGCATGTTCTGGGGGGTACCCGCCATTGTGGACCGTTCGTCAGTGTCGAGGTAAATGAACTGCGCGTGCACTTCAAAGTCCGACTGGGGGAGTGTAGCACT